GGAAAGAGGAGAGAATTGATCCTATTCCCTCAAAAGCCGATTTAATAGCCTTTCCAAATGCCTCAATTGCAGGTGCTGCTAGTCCTAATGCATATCCAAGTGGAATTAGCGCAATGTTAAAAAGTGCTAGTAATCCAATACCTATTATAATTTCACCAGCTCCTTTTCCTAATGCTTTTAAACCTGCGGCTAATCCTTTTAGTCCTACACCTGCTGCTGTTCCTATTAATGCTATTGTAACTAAGAATGGAATAGATGCTACAGCTAATAGTCCTGCTGCTGCAAACGCCAATAATGCTCCTGACCCTGCCAGTGTTCCTTCCATTGTTTTCAACCCTCTTCCTAGTGCTGAAAAGTTTTTATATAGACTAGTTAAACTTACCTTACCCATAAATAACAGGAAAGGAATTGATGGAAGTGCTAATACTAATGCAGGCCCTGCTAGTGCTAAGTTTCCTATGCCTTGAATTACTTTTGCAGCTCCCATTTCTTTTAGTCCGTCTGCAAGGTTTTTCATACTGTCCTTGAATCCTGTACCACCTTCTTTTCCTGCTACCTTATTTTTTGCTTCTGTAGCTACGTCTCCTGTTTTACTTGATAGATTAGTAATCATCTTTCCTTGTGGAGAGTCTTTGCCATAAAACTTTCCTGATTTGGCTTGTACCATAGTTCCTGCACCTACTCCAAAAGCTCCTTTGAATTGATCAATTGCAGATGTTATTCCACCCTTTTTAAAGAATCCAGCTATTCCGGTAACCGCAGCTTTTCCTGATTTATACATTCCTCCAAATGCCTGTCCAACTCCTGAGATGCTTCCACCTAATTTTGATAATGCAAAAGCTCCCATTAGGATGTATGGTACTAGTGGCATACTTAAAATATCACCAATGATGTCTAAGATTGGTGCTACAGCTCCTGCTATTTTTTCCAATGCTTGAGCAAAATTCTCTTGCATTGCAATCCTTTTCATGTCCTCTGCATTCACATTTGCTGCAGCTGCAGCTTGATCTTCAGTCATTCCTGCGTCAAGAGCTTTTTGATAAGCCATTTTTGCTAACTGATCTCTACTCATTCCCAAAGCCTTAGCGTATGCTTCTTGTTGAATTCTGTTCATCTTACCAAACTCAGCAATATCCGCTGAGTTCTTGAACAACTCTTTAGCTACTCCCTCTAGATTATTGTTAAGTGCAAGTTCTCTAGCTTTCTCTAGGTTTAGATCTTTTCCTACTAGTAGCTCAGCTTCTAATTCACTTTCAATAGAAGATTCAAACTCCAGTAATGATGATGCTATTTGATCAACATCTTTTAATTCCAAACCTAACTTTCTTGCTGCTGAAGCTGCTTTGGCAATAGCTTCTGGGTTGTTTCCTAGTGATAGTTTGATTGAGTCTGAGGTTGTTGCTACATCTCTTAAGATTTGTCCTTGGCTGACTGCAGATCTGTTTGCCCCATTAAATGCAGAAGTTGTGGCTACAACACTCTTTACTACATCATTTACATTTCGTCCTGTTGTTTGTGATATAGTTGCTAGTCCTCCAGCCTCCTCTGCTGTAAGTCCCATTGTAGTCTTTAGTGCTGCTGCTTGACCTAGTACTTTACTTGAGAAAATGTTTTGAGCATTCTTACCAGTCTCTCGTGTTAGCTCTCCAACTGTTTCTAAATAGTCAACTGCTGTAGCATAGTTTGCACCCCAAGAAGCTGCAGCAACGGCATTTTGTCCTGTAAGGTGTAGTACATCTACAGATGCTTTGTTAATTTTTAAATAAGTAGCAAAAATTGATGTAAGAATTACGGCTGGATCTGTAAGTGCTTGTCCTAAGTGTTTGCTTGTTTCCGATGCAATCATTCCAAAAGTTTTCCATCTACTTGCTACTTTTCCTGTTGCCTCTGCATCTGCTTTTAACTTTCTTTCTACATCTTCAAATGCTTTAGCTGATGCATCACCAAGTCCTGGGATGGATCCTAAGGTCTTGACTAGTGCTCCTGCGATACCCATAGAGGCTTGAAGTTTTAATAAGGTTTCTTTATCCTTCTTCCTCTCCTCCGTTTGCTTTTGCATTTCTCTAGTATTTAACTTAGAAATTGCAAGTTGTTGTCCTAAACTACTTAATGTGGCAAACTCTTTTTCTGCTCTTTGATCTAAATTTGCTAATAGCCTTTTTCTAGTCTCAAGAGCTTGTTCGTCTATTTTTTCACCATTTTGCAATCTTGTATTTTGCTCATCAATAGCCGCTTGCATTCGCTGTTGAACTTCTACCTTATGTACATAGCTTTCAACTGTTTTGTTTGCACTAGCAGTTAGTGATCTTTCTAAACCTAGCTGTAATACACTTGCTTTTGCTATAAGATCGTTGTTCTTACGTATTTGGTTTTTTGTTGTATTCAAGTCCTGTAATCCTGATTTTTGATTCAGAATGGACCTGTTAATATCCTTATTGGTCTTTAGAATATCTTGCTCAAAAGTAGACTGTCTAGTTCTGATACCTAAAACTTCTTTTAGAGATTCTACTAGGGAGCTGGACGCATCATATCCTTCAGATTGCAGTTTATTCCTTTTTCTCAGAATTGCATTCTCTTCCTCTAAGGCTTTGTTAAGTTCTTGTTGCTTTTTTAAATCGTCTGCCGTTGCCATGTACGTTTAGTATTTGTATATAAATAGCTAAAGCTTCTATTATCTAGAAGCTTTTGTACTATAATCAGGCGCACTAATGTGTCCATTTTGCAGAAGACTGCCTTGCCCTGATTGGTTTTGTTGTTGTTTATTTTGCTTATCATACCACTCAACCATGCTTCTATGTGTAAAATTTCTTAACCATATTGGAAAAGTATACACTGTTTCAAAAGTGTATCCTCCATTTCCATGGAAAACTATATCGTGAAGTTGGTTAAATAGTGCAGCTCTATGCTCCGGCGTCAGGCCAAAGAAAGGTAACTCCAATTGGAATATCGACCCCTCCATCTGGTCCGTTCTCTGGATAGAATCTTAAGTCTACATCAGGTTGAACTTGTTTAAGGTGTTCTCTAAATACTCTAGAATCTCTTGCAAGTAGGTAATTATCTACATAATCTCTAATTGCTTTAGATTCTCTATCTCCTTCTACTGACGTAATCATTCTTTTTAGTCTTGTAGTAAGTTGTGCCGATGAATCTTTATATAGTTTTTTTAATCCCTTAATCTCTTGCTCAATTGATTGCTCATCGGCATGAGTAAGTAACTTATAGGTAATATTTGTTCCTGTGGCAGGCATAGTGAATGTAAATTCATTTTTACCTGATTTTAATAAGTCGTAGTCAACAGCCTTGTGTTGTACTTCAGATAAATCTACTGTATGCTTTTCTCCTTCGTACTCAAATTCATAATCTTTTCCATAACCTAAAATACGAGAAGCAATTAGGATTGCATTTTTATCTCCTACCAATAAATCTCCATATGTAATTGGAGTTACAATAAGTGATTGAAGTAGCTTATCAATAACTGTTCCTTGCTGGATGTAGTTTTGATTTGTTAGAATGTCTTCCTCTTTAGCTGTCATGTACTTCATTTCGATTGTACCTGCTGCAAGTGGGGAATCTGTTGGATATAATAATCCTTTTGAAGGCAACTCTACCATTTCGGTAGGAAATTTTTGCTTTTGTTCCATAAATTTTATTTGTTAGTAACTAGTTTCATATATAAATATATCAAAAAAACTTTTATAAAACAACAAAGCCTGGACTTGCCAGGCTTGTTACTTTTATTTTAATGTTATTAGTAATTTAATACACAATAATCCATTGCTACTTCTATTGCTATCTCTACAATGCCCTCTCCTTGTGTCCAGTCAAACTGTCCAAAATCTCCTTTTGTTAAGAAAGCTCCTTTAATAATCCACTCCCCTACGATATCTCCTACAGGACCTAGAATGTTTAAAGTTAAATCTTTCTTATAGAAATCTGAATAACCAGCTCTACCTGTTACTGATTCATATCCTAAACGAGCCCATTCCATTACGGCTTGAGCTCCTGAAGGAGTGATTGGTGAATACAAAGTCATAGCCATATTGTCCCAGTTTCTTTTTCCACGAATCTTTCTGTAAGAGTTGATGTGATCAAGTTTGATCTCTGTATCTGAGAAAGTAGGTGCTTTCACATTTTTAATCATGAATGCTGGGATATTATCTATATACATTACAAACCTGTGCTGAACCATTGGTTCAAAGGCTCTGAACATTATTTCGTTTGGATCTAATACTGCCATTTTATCTTATTTATTTGATTATAAATATCTACGTTTTTTAATTATTATCCGAACGTTGCTCCTGTAGGTTCGATTGTGAAATCTAACACTACAAACTCAATAGTTTTGGTTGGTTGAATAAAGATCTGACCTATTAATTGGTTTCTATCAATAGTGTCAGGAGTGTTGTTAGTATCATCCATTACTACTCGGTAAGCATAAAGTCCTTGACGTTGTACTACTGATTCTAAGTAAGGATTAACTGTTGCTAAGAATTTATTTCTAGTA